CTATTGATTATATCTCTCCTCGTCCTACAGCATTTAAAGTTAATCTAACTAATGGACAATCTTTTACTTTAAAGTGGATGGGTAAAAACTTTCAAGCTACTATCTTAGGTAAAAGATACTATTTAGGACAAGTAGATAACTTCCAACAGGCTTTAGATAAACTTTCTATACTATATAAAGAAGGACCTGTCGAAAAACCTGAAGATGAACTAGAAGGCGGTGCCGGAGGAGAAGCAGATTTCGGTGATACCGGTAGCTCAGCCGGAGGCGGTGGAGGTGATTTCCCTGGAGATGACGCAGCAGGAGATGATTTAGGTGGGGAAGATCTTGGAGACGAAGATTTAGGATTTGAAGAACCCGGTGAAGAACCAGAAGTATAATAATTATAATAATAATAATGGAAAATAATTTTGACCTTAAGAAATTTTTAACAGAGAATAAGCTAACTCCGAACAGTAAGTTAATAAACGAAGATATCGAATCATTCAGTGATGTAATTCAAGTAGTAGGAGTCGAAAGCGTAGAAGATGCTCTAAAAGTAATTGAAAAATACGAAAATGAGTTTAACGATGGACCTGTTAGTGTTAATCAAGCTAAAGAATTAGTAGCAGATCTTAGAGCTACAGATGAAGATGAATACGATAAAAATATTACTAACCTCATAGTAAAGGCTTTTAATATTAAGCTAAAAAGATAAAAATAATATGGCACAATTACTAGTGGAGAACCAATAGACTTCGAAGACGGAGAAGAACCAGAAGCATAATGAACGTAATAGATAAATTGTATACCGAGTGGGCTTGGAGATCTAAAACAGGTACTCCATCTATTAATAACCCTGAAGATAAAGCTATACTAGATACTCTTATCTCAGAACTTAGCGGTAATAGAGATACTCTAATTTTAGAAGGTTCGGACTCATACGATACTGTTATAAAAGCAAAATTAGCAAAAGATGATCTATTAACCCCTGAAGGAGGTATTCCTCGCTCTAAAAATACATATAAATTTAACGGTAAAGGTGGCGAATCTTTTTACAACAATGTAAAAGGAGATGTAGATAAAAAAATATGGAATGCCTTATGGGATGAAGCACCACCTGCTGCTAAAACTGGTACTGCCTCAAAAGGGGTAGGAGCAGGAGAATTATCTCTTTACTGGCTTTATAATTATTCTAATAGTAATATTAATGTTACCGAAGGTAGAGAAGGAGGAGGAGCTGATTTATTTTTTGATGGAGTAGGAGTTGAGGTAAAAGCTGAAGGAAGCCATACTGCTAAGATAGGACTTGGAAGATTTAGCGAATTTAAAGAAGAAGTAGCTCTTTTAACTATTCTTTTTGGATTAAATGCGTTAACAAAAGTACTATCTACTGAAGACCTAAAAGGTAAAATAATGAACCCTACTAACTTTTTAGGTAAAGAACTTCCACTAGCATTCCAAAGTTTTACAAAATTTGCTAATTTACCCAACCTTAAAGAACTAGCAGGTCAATTTGGTATTTTTAGATCTATATACGATAATGTAAACCAAGTTAAACAGTATGTAGGAGATACATCTGACCCTACTGCCGCAGCAGGAGCTATGTTGACTAAATTGCTAAGTAAAAAATTAAATATTAAGCCTGGATTTGGAGGATATTTAGTAAACCTTAAAAAAGAGGGTTCTATGGCATTTTTTCAAATAAGCGAAACAGCGTTAGAAAATCACGAAAACGTTTTAAACAACACTACAATACAGCAAAGTAAAATAGGTTTAAATTACAGCAAGGTATTTGGTATTTAAGTTATGTCTCAAAATATAAAAAAAGTAATCGCGCAAGAGTACATCAAGTGCGCTAAAGATCCGGCGTACTTTATGAAGAAGTACTGCCATATTCAACACCCAACCCGAGGTCGAATTCTTTTTGCTTTATATCCATTCCAAGAAAAAGTACTACGATTATTTAGAGATCACCAGTATGTAATTACTTTAAAGTCAAGACAGCTTGGTATCTCAACCTTAGCTTCTGCATATGCTTTATGGTTAATGATCTTTCATAAAGATAAAAACGTACTTGCTTTAGCTACCACTCAAGCTACTGCTCGTAACTTGGTATCTAAGACGATATTCATGTATGATCAGTTACCTAAATGGTTAAGATTACCTCACGTAGAAAAGAATAAATTATCTCTAAGATTAAAAAACGGATCAAAAATACAAGCAAAATCATCTAATACAGATGCAGCTCGTTCGGAAGCGGTATCGTTACTTTTAATAGATGAGGCAGCGTTTATCGACAATATTGACGAAACGTTTACAGCAGCACAGCAAACCTTAGCAACCGGTGGACAGTGTATGGCTTTATCAACTCCTAACGGAATAGGTAACTGGTTTCATCAAACCTGGGATAAAGCAGAAGCAGGTGAAAATAGTTTTTTACCGATAAGATTACCATGGACTGTACATCCTGAAAGAAACCAAGCCTGGAGAGATAAACAAGATGCAGACTTAGGTCCTCGTATGGCCGGACAGGAATGTGACTGTGACTTCCTAGCTTCTGGTGATACGGTATTTGAACCGGACGACATGTTATTCTATGAACAAACTTATCAAAAAGATCCTCTTGAAAGAAGAGGTGTAGACGGTAATTTATGGATATGGGAAGGAGTAGACTACTCTAAATCGTATATGGTAGTAGCAGATGTCGCTAGAGGAGATTCTGCTGACTATTCGGCATTTCATATATTTGACATAGAAAACTGTGTTCAAGTAGGAGAATATAAAGGTAAACTTTCACCTAAAGATTACGGTAACGTACTAGTAGGTATCGCTTCAGAATACAACGATGCACTTTTAGTTGTAGAGAATGCAAATATAGGATGGGCTACTATAGAGCAGATAATGGAAAGAGAATATAAAAATCTCTACTATAGTTCTACTAATAACATGGAAACCGTAGAATCGTATATGTCTAAGTATGAAAGAGATAAATTAGTACCTGGTTTTACAATGTCGGTTCGTACAAGACCTCTCGTTATAGCTAAAATGATAGAGTATATCAGAGAGAAAGGAGTTACCATTCAGTCTAAACGTCTGATAGGAGAGATGAGAGTATTTGTATGGAAAAATGGTAAACCTCAAGCTCAAGTTAACTATAACGATGATTTACTAATTTCATGTGCAACAGCACTATATGTACGTGATACTGCTTTAAGATTAAGACAGCAGGGTATGGACTTAGCTAGAGCACAATTGTCGTCTTTTTCTAATTTAAATGCTAAAAACGCCGCTGTAATCAAATCAGTTGGTAGTCAGCAAAATAATCCTTATATTATAGATACTGGGAATGGTACAGAAGACTTTTCCTGGCTAGTTAAATAGACTATTTATTATTAAACCGTATTAATGGCAGATACTTCTTTATTTTCAAGACTGCGTAGATTATTTGGATCTGATGTAGTGATCCGTAATGTTGGTGGGGATCAACTCAAAGTTGCCGACATTAACGCTATACAAACAACAGGAAGGTTTGAGACGAATTCTTTGATAGATAGGTTCTCAAGATTATATATTTACAATAATAAAAATATATTCAATCCAAACCTTAACTACCAAACTCTTAGAATACAGCTATATTCTGATTACGAAGCGATGGATACCGATCCTATTCTAGCTTCTACCCTAGATATTATAGCAGACGAATCTACACTTAAAAACGATCAAGGAGAGATACTAGCCATTAAATCCTCAGATGAAAATATTCAAAGAGTACTTTATAACCTTTATTACGATGTATTGAATATCGAGTTTAATTTATGGTCTTGGACTCGTAATATGTGTAAGTACGGAGACTTTTTCTTAAAGCTTGAGATAGCTGAAAAGTTCGGAGTATACAATGTACTACCTTACACAGTCTATCATATGATCAGACGAGAAGGAGAAGATCCAGAAAATCCTCAGAAGGTAACATTTCAGTTAGATCCTGACGGTTTAGCTTCACAGCAAGATCCTAACTACTTACCGCAATCTAAGCAAAAAGTAATTGAGTTCGATAATTATGAAGTAGCTCACTTCCGCTTAATATCTGATTCAAACTACCTTCCTTACGGTAGATCTTATATAGAACCTGCTAGAAAAATATACAAGCAGTTAACTTTAATGGAAGATGCAATGTTGATTCATAGAATCATGAGAGCACCAGAGAAGAGAATGTTCTATATAAATGTAGGTAACGTACCGCCTAACGAGGTTGAGAACTTTATGCAGAAGACTATCAACACTATGAAGAAAACTCCATATGTTGATCCTCAAACCGGACAGTACAACCTTAAGTTTAATATGCAGAATATGATGGAAGATTTTTATCTTCCAGTAAGAGGAGGAGATACTTCAACTCGTATTGAAACTACTAAAGGTCTTGAATATGACGGTACACAAGACATTCAATACTTAAGAGAGAAGCTTTTTGCTGCTTTAAAAGTACCAAAAGCATACTTCGGCTTTGAAGGTGATTTGCAAGGTAAAGCAACACTTGCTGCTGAAGATATTAGATTCGCTCGTACTATCGAAAGAATTCAACGTATAATGGAATCTGAGCTTACAAAGATAGGTTTAGTACATTTATACGCTCAAGGCTTTACTGGCGAATCACTTACTAATTTCGAAATTAAGCTTTCTAATCCTTCAATTATATTTGAACAAGAGAAGGTAGCGCTTATGAAAGAAAAAATGGATCTAGCAACTCAAATGATAGATTCTAAGCTATTCCCAACAGATTATATTTATGACAATCTGTTTAACCACTCTGAAGATACCTATATGGAATTCAGAGATCTAGTTAAGGAAGATCACAGAAGAGCATTTAGATTAACTCAGATTGAAAACGAAGGTAACGATCCAGTATCATCTGGCCGCTC